GCGGTCAGGGCAATCCCGACCGCGAGAGCCGAGCCGCTTTGGGCGACCACAGCTCCATCCGCTCCCGGGCTGACCAGTGCCCCGGCGGGAATGTTGCCCCCGGCGCGCACTTCGACAGTGCCCGGCGTGTTGATCAGACGGACTGATACGAGTTCACCCGCGGCCCGAGCGCCGATTTCCACAAAACCGAGTGGTGTGCCGTCCGCGCCGCAGGCTTCCACCCCCGCCGCGCCGAGCTTGACGACGCTCTGGTGGGCGATGGCCGCCCCGGCTGCAAAGGTTTTGCGCGAATTTTCATAGTAGCTCATCGCGTGCCTCCCTTCTGCGCGGCATCGAGCCACGCCTTGTGCTCTTCAGGATGGTAGATGCTGACGCTGCGGATGGCCTCGCCCCGGCTGCAGCCCTCCTTTTCCATGCGGGCCTTCACCAGCGCCTCGAATCCGGGCTTGGCGGCTTCCTGTTCCAGCCCGGCCAGAGGGGTGGCTGGCGCGTTGTCGTGGGCGGAGCGCAGCGCGTTGAGCTTGTCCTGCATGCTGTCCTTTTGGGCTTCCTTGCCGACCAGCGCCACGAACGCCTTCTGCATGGCCTTGGCCTGCTCGGGCCTGATGCCGCTGGCGGCCAGATCGCGGAGCGTTTCCGCGCTCTGTTCACCCAAGAGGCACGCGGCCAGAGACAGCATGCGTTCAAGCTCCGCGGATGCGCCTTCGGCCCGGGCCGCGTCGGCGGCACTTGCGGCTTGCGCGGCGTGTTCCTGTTCCAGTTCCGCCCGGAGCGCAGCCACCGCCTCGGGGTGCTGCTCCCTCAGTTCAGCAAGAGTCATGTCCAAACCTTCCTTGATGTGGGTGATAAAGGCTTCCCGGGAACAAACCCGGTCGACAAGCCCCGTTTTAAGGGCTTCCGTGCCTGTAAACATTTTGCCGTCGGCCATGGCCAGCGCCTTCTCGCGGCTGACGTTGCGCCCGCGTTCCACGGCCTGCAGGAAAAGCTCGTAGGTATCGTCGATGCCGGACTGCAGATAGGCCCGCATTTCTTCCGAGAGCGGCTCCACCATGTTGCCCGCGGCCTTGTAGTGGCCGGCGGCGATGATGTTGCATGTGATGCCGGCGCCTTCCAGCGCCTTGGAATATTCGCGGTGCATCATGACCACGCCGATGCTGCCCACCTCGGCGGTGGCCGGTGCGGCAATCTCGCGCGCGTTGCAGGACAGCCAATAGGCCGCGCTTGCCATCAGGCCGTCGGCAAAGGCGTAAAGGGGCTTGGCGCTCCCGGCTTCGGCCACGACTTCGGCCAGCTCTTCGATGCCGTCGACGGTTCCGCCCGGGCTGTCCACATCCAGCAGGATGGCCTTGACGCCGCGGTCGGCGCAGGCGCTGCGCAGGGCCGCAGCGACGTCCCGCATGCCCGGAGCCAGCTGGTAGCCCCAGAAGGACAGGCCGCGTTTCGTCAGCACGCCCTCGACCGGAATGACGGCTACGGGACCGTCCATGCTGTACGGTTTCCCGGCGGCGGCAGGGCGGCCTTCACGGTTCCGCGCTTCGGCGGGTTGCAGGCGCAACTCCTCGACAAACGCCGTCAGCGCCTCCGGACGGATGGCCCAGAGCTGAGGGAGCGCGGCAAGAAAGTTACTGCTCATCTTCGTTCTCCTGCGGGGCGTCTTCGTTGCCGGCGGCGGGGCGCTGCGCGGGCGTTTCCGATTTCAGGCCCAGACGCTGCAGCAGTCGTTCCTCGCGCTGCCGGGTTTTGGCGAGCGTCTCGAAGTCGGTGCCCCGGCCATGGCAGATGGCCGTGCGGGTGTCGGTCATGCTGGCCAGCCCGAGGGCTTCGGCTTCCCGTTCCTTGGTCGGATCGATCTGGCCCCGGGGCGGGCGCGTCCAGATGCAGGACAGCCATGCCCGGGTGATGAGCGGAGAATCCCACAGCCCGGGCGCCCCGGAAGGGACGGCCAAGAGGCCGCGCACCCATGCCTCTTCGAGAACCATGGGCCACAGGCAGTTGAGGTAGCCGCGGATGAGCCAGTCCTGATACAGCGTGTGCAGTTTCCAGACTTCCAGCAGGGCCGCCCGGGCGCTGCTGTAGTTGGTCTTTGAAAAGTCCTTGGCCACCATTTCGTAGGGCTGGCCGGTACTGGCCGCGGCAGCGCGCAGCACCCGTTCGTAGAAGGCATCGAAGGTCGGCCCCGGGCGGGCGCTGGAGATGATATGCGGCTTGTGCCCTTCCTGCCCTACGGTCACGGTGCCGGGATTCATCTGCAGGGGGTAGTCGGCGGAGCCGGTCCTGCCGTTGAAGCCGCCCTGACCGCGCAGGGCATCGGCTGGCGTTTCGATAAAAACGGTGAACGAGGCCGCGATGAGCGCGCCCACCAGCTCGTAGTCCACGTAGTCAGCCAGATCGCGGAACTGCTTCATGGCAGGAGAGAGGACGCTGGTGCCGCGGGCCTCTTCCGGCATCCCGGAGTGGAAGCGGTGCAGGCAGCTCCAGCGATGCCCGGTCTTGCGCGGAACGTACTGGAAATAGGCGGAGGACAGGCCGGACAGCGCCATGTTCTCCGGAGGATTGGCGATGAAGTAGCCTTTCGGCTGGCCGCGTTCGCCGAGATGGACGCCGGAGCGGATATCCGTGCGGCTCTGCAAGTCGCTGGGCGTCCGCAGGCGGGCAGGGTGCAGGGCTTGCAGGCTCAGGCCGAAAGTACGTCCCGGCGTTTCATTCCAGTGCGTCAGGTGCAGGAATTCGCCGGTCACGAACATGCTGCGGACGGCCTGATATTGCAGATCGTCGAAGTGCAGCGTCTCTGCGGCGTCGGCTTCCGCACACCACAGGGACCACGCCGTTTCCGCCGATTCCGCGAAATCGGCGGCCTGTTCCTCGGTGATGCCCAACGTGGCCGCGTCGGGGTAGCTCTGGGGGCGCAGGCCCGGCCCGGCGACATTCAGCGCCAAGGCGTCGACGCAGCTGGCGGCATGGCCATCGTTGCAGGCAAGGGATTCGGCACGGAGCATGGCCTTGTCGAAACCGAGGCTTTCGGACAGGCGCTGGTCGCGCCGGGGATTCCAGTTGGCCAGCGTGCCGTCGTGCCCTCCGGCGATACGCCGCACTCCGGCCACAAGGCCGCCGGCGGCAGCCATGCAGTACCGGGCGTGCATGCGCCGCGCGGCCGTCCCGGGAGAGACGTAGGCGATCAGGCGGTCGAGGAGGTTGGGCTTGACCTCAAGCATCAGAAGCTCCCCCAGCCGCCGCGGCCCGGCAGGGCCTGCAGGAAACGCGGGTTGCCGTGCCCGACCTTTTCGTCTTCCACGGTGCTCTGACCGTCGAGCCAGTCAAGCGTGGAGCGTATCTCGGGCAGGTCGGCCCGGCGCAGGCGGCGTGAGCCGATGGTGTATTCCTGCCCACGGCTGACCTTTTCCAGCGCTTCCTGCCACAAGGCGATCTGCCGGTTTTTTTCTGCTCGAGTGAATATGGCCATACATGCTGCTCCCGCCCTCGCAACTTTGGAGGGCACTTTTGCGACCATGTAACCCGCCCGGAAAAATCCGTCACTCCAGAGTGGATAGAATGGAGAGAATGGAGAAAATGAAAATCCGGCGTATCATCATCTATTTCATAGGGATATAGGCAAAAAATAATGTTGATACTTGTGCCTGAAATTTTTTATCTCCAGTTATATCATTAAGTTATATGGTATTTTAGGTGCGTTTTTCAAAAAAGTTTTGCATGAAAAATCCCCCGTAACACCTTGGCATTCAAAGCATTACGGGGGATTGGGAGGAAGGGCCGGAACGTGCCTCAAAAAACGTTTTTTCGGCGGTCAGGCCCGGATAAGGCAGATTGTATTTAACAAATTGTTTTTATTGGCTTTGATGGTAACGAATCCGGACATTTGGAGCCTGCCGATGGATGTCGATGAACATGGCCATCAGCTTGCGGTCCAGATTTTCAAGAAGCGCCCAGACCATCTTGCTCTGCGCCGGGGAGCCTGAAGCGCGCAGCAGGTCGGCATACACCATGAAGGGGGTCAGCATTTCGGCAACCACGGCTCCGGCCAGCGGACCTACGGGGGATACGCGATCATCCATGGCAAACCGCCAACTGGTCCACCGCCTCGTTCCGGCCAAGGACAGTCGGGGGGAGGGGAATCGTTTCCGTCCGGTACCGGGCGGCGTGGGCCACGTCGAATACGGACTGAATCAGAGCCGCTTCATATTCCGGTTCGTAGCCCCCGGCGATGATGGCATCCATGGCGGCACGGTACGGATCGGCGCATTGGGCGAACTTCCAGACGGGGTAGCAGACGTGGATGTTAAGCATGGTCCACCTCCCCTTGCCCCGTAAGGCCGGAAAGTCGGTTGCGGACATCGCGCAGGTCGCTCCACGCTCCGGAGAGGATGCGCGCCGCGCCGCTGGCCGGCGTTGCCGGAGAGGGATTGCTCATGAGGGAGAAGTAGCTCTGCAGCAGGGCAAGCCTGCCCATGACGTCATCGATGACGGCGATGGAGCAGCAGCACTGGCCAAGGGCCGCGCCGCGAAGGACGGGAAGGGATTGGGACATGGGACACCTCTGGCGTTTTTTTGATTGGAGTCTGTAAAATACAAAAACTCCGGGTGCTCAAAACTGACGCCAGTCAGCGGACATATTCCCGATTGCTCGGTCTTGTATTAGTCCACACCCGGAGGTAACTCCGTAGATTGCCCCTCAGAGGATAGACCTCGGGCACAAAAAATCCACGAATTGACGGTCGCGGAAGCCGCTGGCGTTTGAGGTGTTTTGAAGCACCTGAAAAACTTCTGCCCCAAGGCACATGGAAAGTCAAGAGCCATACCTTGACGTAACACTAAGTGTGATATATTTATGTTTCACTGAGTTAAAAAACTCCAAAGGGGTTCTGGATGCGCCGATTCAAGTCAAAAACATTTAAGCGGTTTGCCCGACGTGAGGGTATTGATAACAAGGCCCTTGCGGAAGCCGTTGAACGACTGGAAAAAGGCACGATAGACGCCGATTTGGGAGGTGGGCTGTACAAGCAGCGTGTAGCCCGCCCCGGAGAAGGTCGCTCAGGCGGATACAGAACCTTGATATGTTTTCGGACAGAAAGTCGTGCTTTTTTTGTTTACGGGTTCCCCAAGTCGGAGCGGGCTAATATCTCTTCAAGCCAAGAAGCAGACCTGAAAAAGCTTGCCGCTGTTCTCCTCAATCTATCAGACGAAAAGCTGCAGGGTATGCTGGATGACGGCTCGTTGGAAGAATTTTAGGAGACTATGCCATGACTAAGCACTATAAGGACGATTTGTCTGCCGCTATTCACGAACTTGCGGAAGATTTGCACCGGCATGGTGCCATTGACAAGCAGACTATGCGTGAATTCGATGATTCTTGCCTCCACCCGGTGGAAGGACTCTCGCCGCAGGAGATTCGTACCATCCGTGAACAAGAGCACGTTTCTCAGCCTGTCTTTGCCCGCTATCTCAACGTATCCAAAAATTTGGTTTCAGATTGGGAACGCGGGGTCAAAAAGCCCGGCGGCCCGGCACTGCGCCTGCTCACACTTATACGAGACAAGGGATTGAGTGTCTTTGCCTGACAGGAAACGGATGAGGAAGAGGGGGATCATGTCCAAGCTGTATTATAGTGAAATCGCAGAAGAAACGCACAAGGGCATGGAAGGGCTGCACAAGCTGGGCATTATCGATCAGAAGACCATGCGCCACTTTGACGAATTGTGCATCGTCCCCGCCCAGCCCATGAGCGGCGAGGAAATCCGTAGCCTGCGCGAACGTGAAGGCGTCAGCCAGCCCGTGCTGGCATGGTATCTGAACGTCAGCAAAAATCTCATTTCGGATTGGGAGCGCGGGGTACGACGTCCCGGAGGGGCAGCCCTGAAGCTGCTGAATCTGGTCAAGGAAAAGGGGCTGCAGTCCATAGCCTTGTAACGCAAAAGGGAGGAAGCCATTCCTCCCTTTTCTTTTTTCTGAAAAGAAGATGCCCGAGCCTACGCCTTGTCCGGCTTCACGGCCTTGCGATCAATGTACGCATCAATGCTGCGAACCGTTATCTGCACTCCCTTGCGGGAGCCGATACGGTACGCCTGCAGTTCCCCGGCGGCCACGAGCTTGTAGACCCATGAGTCGCTGCAGCCGATGCGCCGGGCGGCCACGAAGACGGGGACACGGGGGCCGTCCGAGGCCCGGTCGTAGGGGAGGTTGATGCGTTTTTTGGCCATGGCTACTCCTCAGTAGTCACTCCGACCGCGGATGAAGCCGGGTCTGTTACGGGAAGGCAGCTCCCGCGTCGGCATGGGACGGGCAGGCAATTCCCGCATCGGCATCGGGCGCTGGGGCTGCGGTTCCGCTCGCGGAGCTGGCTGGCGCTTGGCGGCGGTCGCTTCCTTATCCCATTCGACGATCATCTGGAAGCTGGGGAGCCAGCTGCCGTCGACGCAGGCATGGGCCATCATGCAGCAGTCGAGGTAGTGGTTGGCCTTGCGGTTCCTGATCCACGTCAGCTTGCCGTTACGGTCACGCACGAGGGATTCCGCAGAGAGCTGCGACGCGAAAGATTCGTCGGTCTTGCGATGCAGGGTCATGGGCTGGCGGGCGTCCGGCTCCAGCCGGGCAAAGATAAGAGACTTGAAGTAGTGCGTATCCAGCAGGTACAGCCACAGGCCGCCCGGAATCCGCATCCGGGAGCTGGGCAGCCTATCGATGCTGGTAGCGCGCACCGGGGTATGCGACTCGTGTGATGCTCCCTTGCAGGCAAAGAGGCGGCCAGCGCCGTGCCGGCGCACAAACGTATATACTTCTTCGGTGCGGGATACCACGTCTTCATCCGTCCGGGTACCGCCGGAGTCAATGCCCGCACGCCAGATAGCAAGGCTCTTTCCGGCGTTGGGGCTGTTGGATTCGTATTCGTAGCGTGTTTCCAGCAGCGCGTGGACGGAATCCCAGTCTGTCAGGCGGCCATAATCGATCAGCACATTCGAGAGATCGGCCCGCCACGCAAAGACCACATACCAGAAACCACGTTTCTGAACGTCGATGCCTGCGGTCAGAGCGATGGCATCGCCCGGGACCGTCAGCGGCTCCAGCTCCCGATCACGGCGCTCGAGGATCAGGTCTTCGCGTGTCTCCATTTCAACGGCACGGTAAGGGAGAGCCCACATCCCGTTGGTATATTGCTGTTTATCCTCCGGGCTATCGGAGGCCTCGACGCGCATTTTAGCGGCCATGATTTCCGAGAGGGAGACGGATTTGGATAGTATGGCCGGCAGATAAAAACCGATACGCCGCGGCGAGGGGACCGGGGCTTCAGCTTCCCAGCGACCGTGGGCGACGGCCTGATCCCGCAAGTAGTCGGACCAAAGGAACTTGCAGGTCGAGCATCTGTAGCGCCCGAGCTTGCGACGCATGACTTCTTGTGGGTTACTTGTTTTTTCAACCAGCGCCAGCCCGGTTTCCGTCATGGGCTGATAGGTTCCGCAGGCGGGGCACCGGACATGGAAATGGCGAACCTCATCGCATTCGTCCAGCGCTTGCACAATGCTGCAGCTGTCCCCGCCGATGGGCTTGCTGACGCGCAGTATCTTGCTCTTGTGGTCGTAGCTTCGCGTCCGTTCGCGGAATTCCTCCACCGGCACACCCTGCCCGGAGATTTGCTTGTACAAGGCTTCTTCGTCGAGGAAGAGGTCTTGAATGGAAATCGAGGCGCGCTGCCCTTGCGACTGCGCGCTGGCCAAGAAGAGGTTGGTGCCGTCACGAAAGCTGATGCGGGTGGCCCGTACTTTCCTGAGCTGCGTGCGCACGGGGGGAGACGCCCGGAACATTGGGGTTAATTTATTGGCTACCACCTTGCTGATGGCATCGTCGTCCTGCATGGCCAGCATGCGCGGGCCTGGGCGCATGTCCACGCAATAGGCCAGTGCGGCATGCATGACCAAGGTCTTGCCGGTCTGGGCACTGCCGCAGACAACGACTTCTTTCACGCCGGGAGTGCTCCATGTATCCATGATTCCAGCTAGGTACGGATTCACGTCCCGCCTGTAACGCCCGCCCGCATAGGGACCATCCTTGACGACGATATTCTGCGACGCCCAGACAGACAATGAAATGTGCGCCCTGCGGCGAAAAACATGCCGCTCACCGGATGTGAATCGGAAGCTGGGCATCAATCTTCTCCATCAGGCTCCGCGCTCAAGGCGTTTTCGGTTTCATCGCCATAGGTAAATTCCCTGTCGGAATCCCATGCATCCATCCATTCCGCCGTTTCCTTGTTCCACCACTCCAGCAGCGTTTCCAGCCTGCTCTCGTCGCCGCTCACCAGCGCGATGATCTCCCCAGCTTTTCGGTAGCCAAAGTTTTCGATTTCGCTCTTGAAAAAAAGGGCTCGTGCGGACAGTGCCTCCTCATGCTCTGACCGGGGCATGAGCATCCCCATTTCTTTTTCGAGCTTGAGACGCGTGCGTTCGGCTGTGTACCGCTTCAGCTCAGTATCTGCCGAAATACGGTCAACCGTGGCATTGGACAGGGCCTTGTTTTCGTGCTGGGTCAGAGGCGTGAGATTGGCCGCGGCATAGGCCAGCAGCGCCCCTTCCTCGAATCCCGCGTCCGTCTTGGCCACCTTGCGCGCCGAGACATCGCGGTTGAACTGGCTTTTGCTGATTTTGAAGCCGCTGTCCCGCAGGAAGTCGACAGCATCAAGCTGGGTCTTGAAAGTCCGCATGGCCGCACTACCTCCCTGCAGTCGTCGGGTTTCATCTTCCACCGCGGCCCGCGCGCGGTTGAACGCCGAAATGTTGTCCGGGGTCGGGTTCTCCTTCATCCGGCGCTTGCTTTCCTCCTTGGCCCGGATGAGGAAGGCGAGGTCATTGGCTGCGCTCTTTTCCGCCAGTTCCAGCAGGTCGAGTCCATCAGACATTGGAAGCCTCCATCTGAACGGGAGCGAACGGCTCTCCGGTTACGGTATTGATGGCGATGCCGCCCGTCAGTTCCTGCCAGCGCAGGATGATGACGTCAGCATACTTCGGGTCATACTCCATGAGATTGCAGCGCCGGGCCAGCCTGTCCGACGCGATGAGCGTGGTGCCCGAACCGCCGCACAGGTCAACCACCAAACCGCCCCGAGGGCTGGAATTGGCGATCATGCGCTCCACCAGCGCCACGGGCTTCATGGTCGGGTGCAGCTCCGAGCGCTGCGGTTTCGGCACCGAGATAATGCTGCTGGCCAAATCTTCCACCACCACGTCAGTGCCGCTGATCCGCAGGATGCTGTCGCCGCTGGCCACCTGCCACACGTTGTCGGAAACGCGCTGCACTACGGCCCCGGCGTAGTGCTCGAACAGCGACGTCTGCTTGCGATTGCCGTACCAGTGGTGCTTGCCGGTCGGCTTCCAGCCGTACAAGATGGGCTCGTGTTGCCAATGGTAGTCGCCGTGGCCCATGACCAGCTGATTCTTGCGCCAGATCAGGCAGCAGGCCAGTTTGAATCCGACGGCCCGGAAGGCTGCGCGGAAGGCCATGCCGTCGCCTGCCTCGCTGTGGGCAACGTAAATGGCCCCGCCGTCCACGAGCACGTCCGCGGCGGAGGTCAGCAGCCGACGCAGGAAGCCGTCGAACTGCTCTGAAGACATCTTGTCGTTTTTGATTTTCCCTGCTTTGCTGCTGTAGTCGACGTTATACGGGGGATCGGTCCAGACCATGTCCGCCTGCTCTCCGCCCATGAGTGTCACAATATCGGCGGCCTTGGTCGAATCACCGCACATAAGCCGATGGATGCCGAGCTGCCAGACATCCCCCAGCTTGCATGTGGGCGTTTCCGGTACTGGCGGGGCGTCGTCCGGGTCCTTCTCACTGTCGGCCACCGCCCCCTGCAGAAAGGCATCTAGCTCTTTATCAGAGAAGCCGGTCAGCCGTAGATCATCCAATTCCATCCGAAGCTCGGCCATTTCCGCGCGCAGGGCTTCGTCGTTCCAATCCGCCCACGTTGCGCTGCGGTTGACCAGCAGCCGAAACGTCCGCACCTGAGTTGGCGTCATATCGTCGGCGACAATGACGGGCACGGTCTCCATCCGCAGCTCAAGTGCAGCCCTGTAGCGGGTTTTGCCATCAATGATTTCGCCGTCACCCGTTACCAGCAAGGGTATCCGGAAGCCCCACTGGCGAAGCGCGTCCACCATCTGTGGCAGCGCCTTATCCGTTGCCTTAAGGTCTCGGCCATAAGGCCGCAGCCGCTGCACCGGCCATTGTTCAATTTTCAGTTCTTTCATCAAGTACCCCTATGTATTTGACGGGCAGGCCCAAACTTTCAGCCACCCTGATTTCCTTTCGCACGCCTACGCTGTCCTTCCACCCGTCAAGGCAAAGTACCCACAGCTCGGTCGCCCAATGCTGTAGGAAGCTAAGGTCGTAATCCTGCCAATGGACAAAGCCCCACAGCCGGCTTCCGGTTTCGGTCAGCGCCACCCCGTTGACAATCGGGCTGAAAATGGCCCTACCTCGCTTCAAGTGGGCGGATGTGAATTGCCATGCAAGCCGGTGCCGATAGTCGCGTACGGGCTGCTCAGGGCTGCTGTAAGGCGACGCAAGGTAAATTCTCTGCTCTTCATTCATCGTCGTATCACCACGTTGCGTTGAGGAAATTTTGAGCCGTGACCTTGTTGCAGGGATTAAGAGATATCCACTCCCAGATGATGTCGTGAGCATCACGGAACAGAAGAAATTCATGGAGTTTTCCCGGATTGCGGGCTGACCATTTATTGTCGCAGTTCCAGTCAAAGCCGATGCAATTGCCTTCACTGTCCGTGAACCGCGTGTACACAACCGGCATTTCCCGCCACATGGCATAGAACTGCAGAACCTCCGGGGGCGGTATCAGATGTCCGTTCTCTGCCAGCTTGATCCCGTGATAAGTGACAGGCCCCGCCTTTTCGTCGCGCCCTTCTTCCTGCGAGGCCATTTCAGGCGGCTGTCCTGTCCGCATTGCCTTGCGGATGCCTGCGGGAATGCCCGCCTGAAGCCACAGACGCAGGTTTTCCCCGCGGGAAAAGGCTTCGCCCGGGTCCTTGCCCGCACCCGCGGGAACCGGCCAGCGCTTGGCGCGGGGAAATGTTTCCTGCCACCTTGGCCACCCATCAGCGCCAGCGGCGTCGCAGTCGAGCGCGACAAGGATGCACAGGCATGACTGGAGCTGCTCGTACACATTCGCCGGCAGTCGGCGGATGTTGCTCGTCATGCTGGCCATGCAATGAAACAGGTCCCCGGCGAGAATGTGCAGAAGAATGGCGTCCAACTCGGATTCGACCACGACGGTCACAGCCTGCCCGGGGCGAGGGGCTGTGCATGGCAGCCACAGAACATCCATGCTGCTGCCCTCGACCACATGATACTTATGCTCGGGACGGAACTGCTGCCTGTCAGCATCGAGCCGGCGGATGCGAAGGCGCTGCACCTCATCACCGGACAGTTGTGGCACCACGATTCCGCGGGGCAGCCAGAACTGCTTGTCCTTGCCGTCTTTGCGCTTGACCGGAGGCAGCCCCCAGACGGCGCGTGGACGGATAATGCAGTTCCGCCCCTTTTCGCCCGGGTTATAGCCGAGCCGATATTGCCGGGCACTGGCGGCGTCGATACCGCGAGCAGCAAGCCACGCCAGCTGTTCGGGAGCTTTCTGCAGCTGCTCTGAAGTCCACGTGACGAAATCGAGGGCACGGGTGCGCCATTTTGCTGTATCGAGTTCGGGCTTGGTTCCGTCATCCGGACGGACGGGCTCGAACGGCTCGACTGCCTTTTTCTTTGTCAGTGCCGGTGCGCGTAGGTTGGCCACCGGCGCAACGCCAATACGCTTACAGGCATCGCCGTAGTTCATGTCCGCGAAGTCACGCAAAAATTGAATGCCATCTCCTTTCGCATCGCACTGGCGACACCAGTAATAGCCGCGTCCCTCGCCCTCGTCCGGCCAAATCTGGAACCGATCTTTCCCCCCGCAGAACGGGCAGGGACTTGCCCATTCGGTGGCTGTCTTTTTCACAGGGGAAAATCCATACTCGGAAAGCAGGTCAACAAGATTCGCTGGCATGCGTTTTTCTCCCAAAGGCTTAGAAAGTCCTACCTAATATCCTTTCTCTATCTATTTATTTTTATTTATTAAAATAAAAAATATGACATTATGACAAAGACACGGGGGCATATACCCAAAACGTCATATGCTTAAACGCGTTGGCCCCCCTAGAGAGTTGTCCTTTCGTCATGGCGCACTTATCCCACGGTGATGAAAGTATATTTTGCTAGGCGCTTCGTCTTTCCAAATATCCTAGCAATGGCATAAGGGCATATCGTCAGGCACTCTTCCCAGAGGGCCGGAAGCGCTCTCCTTCTTCTGACAGCTGCACCCCATAGTAGTAGGTATGGCCGCCGACCTTGCGCCGCTCCACCTTTGAGGACAACTGGCGCCCGAAAAGGTGCATGGAAGGAATAGACTTGGGTGAAACATACTTGCGGTACCAGCCCTGATAGACCTCGTACAACTCCGTAGCGTTGATCCTATCTTCCGGTTCGGGAGTTTCCTCGAGACATTGCTCGATGAAGAGTTGCATCGTGTCCTCTTCCACCCGGTATTGCCCGGTGGCCTGTGTGATGCATGCCGGCGGCTGCAGCCCCTCCGCCTGATACTTGAGGCACCCCCGGACCAGCCAAGCAAGAATGCCTGCCAGTTCACCCTCTAGCTCCTTCTCAAGTTTGGGATTTCTTGGACGGTCGAATTCCCCCTTGGGCTGGTCAACAAATCGGTAGGGAAAGTTGAACAGTTTGAGGCGTTCCCAGAAAGCCGTATCATGCGCTGGGGCACGGGGCAGGAAGTTGGTCAGCAGGAACAGGGTATGCGTAGGCCGAAATTCGGTGTTTTCTTTATCCCAAAGATAGCGGCCCGTTAGCGAGTCGGAACCGGAGAGCAGCTTGACCTGCGAAGTCGAAAATCGCCTGTTCTCATTGGTTTCCGACGCCCAGACAATCCGCAGTCCCTTCAAGTTCATGATGGTAGGGCTGGCCGAGTCCGGGTCCTTGGGTACGTTTCGGTCCAGTAACATTTCGGCTGGCACCGGCCCCATGTACGGTCCCAGCGCCTTTTTCAACGTCTCCATGATGACGGTCTTCCCATTGCGCCCCCGGTCCCCGTAAAGCATGAGAAATAGAGGCTCGGATGACATCCCCGTGATGGCATAGCCAAGCACTTTATGGAGGTAGTCCTCGACGCCTTCGTATGCGCCGAGGATTTCGGACAGGCTGCGCTCCCACACCGGAGCCGGCTCGTCCAGTCCTTTCCACTCGATGGGGCAGGCGCGCCTGATGTAGTCCGATGGTCGCCCCGGTCGATGTTCCCCTGTTTTGAGATCGACCACGCCGTTAGCCACGCCCAGCAGCCACGGATCGACATCCCACACGTCCGGTCTGGTGATGAGGGGGTCCGTGTTTGCCAAGGTGAACTTGAGGCAGGCATTTACCCCACGGGAAGTATTCAGGTAGCTGGCCCGCTTCCGAAGACGCTCGGCGGAGAAGGAGAGGCGCGTTGCCTGTTCTTTGTCGCCGGCGTCGCTGGCTTCCTGCGCCAATTTTTCGTAGTGGGCCGCAACCTCGCGGTATTTGACCCCGACCTCATCCACTGACGCTTCCACCCGGTGGACATGCGTCTGTTCCCAGAACTGGCCAGCCCACTGGAACCACGTCTTCGTCTCGGGTACATAAACAAATTTTCCTCTGAACAGCGCCGAGTGCAGAATGCCATCCCCCTTTTCAGCGAAGCCAGCGCACTTGGCCACGAAGTCCGGGGTGACGGTTTCGAGCGGCTTGTCGACTCGGGCGGCTTGTTCTTCAGTCACCACGGCGGCCACCCGGGCGGCCATGGCATCTAGCTGAGATTCATCCACGTCGTGTGGCATGCAGAAATCCTCCGGAGCGTAGACCTCTCCAGTTTAAGTTCCGATTTTTAGCGAGGTTCATTCCCAAATTCCCATTGAGCAAAACCCAAAAAATCCCCGACCGCATGGGCGACCGATTCGGCCCCTCGAGCTGGCCCCTTGGAAGGACCCATGGGGGGTAGGCGGTAGACCACTCCGACAGGATGTTTTGCGCTGTCTTCCTCAGAGTGAGGGGAGCGGGGAGCGAGGAACGGCACCCCCCCAAGGCGCTGCGCGCTTGGAAGCGGATGCGCTCACTCATCGTTGAGTGGAGGGCGTAGATGTAGCCAGAAGCATGGCTTTGGATGGTGGTAAGCATGCCCAGACGACGTGTGCCATGGTGGCCGTGGACACTTCGTTGAATAGTAGGATAGGTGAGCGCGCCCTTCCAGATGCAGGGCAGGTGAGTAAAGGCATGAGAGGTAAGCGCAGAGAATGCACTTAGGTGAGGACCAATCCCCCGATGTGGGGAGAGGGTGGGGAGAGGAAGGATGAAGAAACAGAAAAAGGACTTGTGCCCATAAGACACAAGTCCTGTATTTCCAAGTGGTGCCGGGGGACAGAATTGAACTGCCCACACGGGGATTTTCAGTCCCCTGCTCTACCAACTGAGCTACCCCGGCTCGACAGGGAGAGTAACTACGCAAACTCTCCCGTCTTGGCAAGCTTTTTTTCGCTTTTTTTCCGAATTTTTTTCGAAATGTCTCTAATACGCGGAAAACGTATGAGAAAAATCAGCTATTGGACAGGCACGATGCTCTTGATGATCACGGGCGTTTTCGGGACATCCTGATAGGGGCCGTAGCTGCCGGTGGATACGCTCTTGATGCGGTCCACGACGTCCTGCCCCTGAATGACCTTGCCGAACACGGCATAGCCGTAGCCGGACGGCGTTTCGTTCTTGTGGTTCAGGAAGTCGTTGTTCGCCACGTTGATGAAGAACTGCGCCGTGGCGGAGTCGGGATCGTTGGTACGGGCCATGGCGATGGTGTAGGCGTCGTTCTTGAGGCCGTTCCCGGCTTCGTTGACCACGGGCTTGCGGGAGTTGGCCTTTTCCTGCATGTCGGCGGTATGGCCGCCGCCCTGAATCATGAATCCGTTGATGACGCGGTGGAAGATCGTGTTGTTGTAGAAGCCGGATTTCACGTAATACAAGAAGTTGCTGACGGTTTTGGGCGCTTTCGCGGGGTTCAGTTCAACGACGATGTCGCCCATGCTGGTTTCGATTTTGACTTTGGGCAGGGGCGCGGCGGCATGGCTCTGAACGGGCAGAAGGCTCGCGCCAAAGCACAGGGCGAGCGCCAGAACGGCGATACGGATGCTCTGCATGATTGTCTCCATAAAAGATGAAAGAGTCCGCCGGATGCGGCGGCTCCCCCTAGTATAGGGAAGAGGATGCCGCTTGAAAAGCGGATTACGCGCACTCCCCGGCTACAGCACTTCCCAGTCCCTGACGCGCAGTTCGACCGAGGCGATGCCGTTGTAGGCGTTGATGCCCGGCGTATACGCGAGCCGGATGCGCTGCCCTTGTATGCTTTCGGGGATTTGATCCGCCTGCCGCCATGCCTTGGCCTGCAAGGTGATGCCGGAGCCTTCTTCCGTCACCTCAAGCGAGATGTGTTCGCGGGAATGGCCGAACGCCTTGCGCTTTTTCACCCGCAGGGGCAGCGAGGCGAAAATGGGCTCGGGGTTGCCGATGCCGAAGGGCTGGAGCAGTTCGAGCCCCTTTAGCACGGTGAAATCCGAGGCCTGCGAAAAGGGCATTTCCGCATCAATCTTCAAGGATGGCGTGAGCGGTGCCTCCCCGAGCTCCTCCCGGATGACGGCATCGAAACGCTCGCGCAGTTCGTCCAGACGGTCGGGAGCGATACGGAGCCCTGCGGCCTGCCTGTGCCCGCCAAAGCCGAGCAGCATGTCGGCGCAGCGCGTGAGGCCCGCGTGGAGGTCGAATTCCGGAACGGAGCGGCCTGATCCTTTCAGGCTTTCCCCGTCGGAACAGAGAATCAGCACTGGGCGGTAGTAGACTTCCACGATACGCGAAGCCACGATGCCGATGACGCCCTGATGCCAGTCCTTGCCGTACAGCACGAAGCCCAGCCGTTTTGGGTTGGCCTCGGCCTGTTCAAGCGCTTCTTTGTAGATGCGGTCTTCTTCGGAACGGCGCTCGTCGTTCAGGGAGGTCAGCGTTTGGGCCAGTTTGGCGGCTTCGTCGTGCGAGGGTGTGAGCAGCATGTCGTGGGCCAGCGTGGGGCTGCCCAGACGCCCGGCGGCGTTGATGCGCGGGGCGAGGTTGAAGACCACCTGTCCCGCGCCGAGGGCCGCCACGGGGGAAAAGCCGCTGGCCCCCTTGAGCTCGGCGAGGCCGGGGCGTTTGGCCTCCGCGATTTTGAGCAGGCCGTTCTTGACGAGGATGCGGTTCTGCCCCGTGAGCGAAACCATGTCCGCCAGCGTGCCGAGTGCCACGAGGTCCAGCACCTGCCGCATGTCCATGCGCTTGCCCGACATGGCTTCCAGCTTGCCGTTGAGGGCGGCCATGAGGAAGAAGGCCACGCCCACGCCCGCCAGATGCGGACAGGGGTTGTCTTCGCTGAGGCGCGGGTTGGTGATCGCGTGGGCGGGCGGCAGCTCCTCGGGCGGCATGTGGTGATCGGACACCACCACCATGAAGCCCAGCTCCTTGGCCCGTTCCACGGCCTTCACATCGCTGATGCCGCAGTCCACGGTCAGCAGGATGCCCGGCCCTTCTTCGGCGGCGAGGCGTTCGATTTCAGGGATGTTGAGGCCGTAGCCTTCTTTCCGCCTGTCCGGGAGGTGTACCGTGGAGGGCACGTCATGGAAGCGGAGCGTTTGCAGGATGAGCGTGGCACCGGTGATGCCGTCCACGTCGTAGTCGCCCCAGATGAGCACGTTGCGGCCTTCGCGGATGCCTTGTTCCAGCGCGTCGACCGCTTCCTGCATACCGGGCCAGCAGTCCGGGGGTGCGAGGTGGCGCAGCCCCGGCGAGAGGAACGAATCCATTTGAGCGGAAGTTTCCAGCCCGCGTTGCCAGAGCAGGTCGGCTACGACCTGAGGGACACCCAGCTTGTCCGCCCATCCGGCGGGGCAGGGACCCTTATCGGGCTGGTTGCGGAATTTCCATATTTTCATGGTGATACCAGTGTGTTGGATGTTGAACTCGGAGGGGGAGGGAGAAACTTTCTACAGAAAGTTTCTCCCTCC